ATCGACAATGTCGAAAAGCTCAAATGGTTACGTTATGTGGCCAGTATTCTGCCTGACTTACCAGATGGTAAGCTGCGCGAATCTGTTGAACGTGATATTGTTGCACTTCGAACTCTTGGGACCATCCATGAAGAGATGGTACATAAGTTGGAGTTGCAGATATCCCGCCAACAGCAAGAATTGAACACTCTTCGTGAGAGGAATGTTATTCTTGAAACTGCCTCCAAGGACGTAGACGACCAAGATGAAGTCGGAAGACCTAATCTTTGTCGGAACGGTTGGAAGTGGAGCTTTTGGATTCTTCTTCTCGTCTTTGTTCTCTACTTCTTTTTGAAGTAGTGCTTAGCTAGTAAATGGGGTGTCTGGGTCCTGAATCTCCCCTATGGCTCCTGGGCGGAGCCCTTGAAACCGTCAATACATCCGAAAGGAGAATTGACTATGAGCATAATATGCTCGGTTAAAAGGGATATCGCCTCTAAGGGTCTAGCCATTGGAGTCCCACGGAACATAGTTATACCTTTTATTGAATTGTTCAATAAATGGTCTAAATGTTCCGGTGAGGAATGGACGGTTGGTAGGCTTAAAGCTTACAAACTGGACTTGATCCGTAGTTCTTCCGGTTTACCACCGGTTAGCACTTGGATCGGGAAGTCCCGTCGAAAACATCGGTTTTCTTCGGTTCTTGGCTCTTTAGAAATATGGATGGGGAAATCCCCTACTAATTTCTCAAAGGGCATCCAGTTAGTCCAGATTTACACTCTTCTTTATGCTGATAGGGTTACCCCTATTCAGTATAAGAAGTTTGTCTCTGGAGTCTCCTGTCCTGTTCCTCAGCACGGCCTTAGTCAATCCTTAAAGTATATCAGCAAAGGCTGCTACTTTTCTGGATTGAGGCCGGTTCAGGGTTCCCTTCCGCCAGCGGGGTCTCTCTTGGATATGAGAGTATCACCTCAACGTAGAGGACCAACACCTGTTGGTTCCCTCCCTGAGGAGGATTCTCTCATTGATTCTTCCTTGTATCTTTTGGATACTGTGGAAGGATGGAAGCATTACAATAAGTACAAAGCTCTTTATGAGCCTGTTCTTAAAAGTATACTTCCTTATGATGTTCTTCGCAAAGGTATGCGAAGCCCGTCATATGTCCAAGGATGCTTCATGGTTGGTAGGGTTGGGTTAATCCAGGAAGCTGGCTATAAGCTTCGTGCTGTAGCCAATCCTGGAAGGGTATTTCAGCGGGTATTAGAACCACTTGGTGATTCTATATATTCCATACTGAAACGCCTCCCTTGGGATTGTACTTTTTCGCAAGAAAAAGCACTTCCCTACCTACAATCGGCTTTGGCCGCTGGTAGAACAGTATCTTCGATCGACTTGACGGGGGCGACGGATTATTTTCCGTTGTCTCTTCAAGAAGATGTCTTACGTTGGTTATTCCGAAAGGATCCATTACTTATGGATCTTTTCCATGATGTTTGCACAGGTACCTGGCTTATGCCTGGTCATGGACAAATATCGTGGTTGAGAGGTCAACCTTTGGGGTTGTATCCCTCATTCGGTGCCTTCGCTTTGACACATGGTCTCCTTTTACTTGGAATTCTTGGTAAAGAGTATAACCATGAATTCTTTGTATTAGGTGATGATGTCGTGATACTGGACACCCAGCTTGCTAATGAGTATATGCGTATTCTCTCAATACTTGGTTGTCCTTACTCGGACTCCAAGACAATCCGTTCCCCCAAACTCTGTGAGTTTGCAGGTAAGATTGTGACTTCAACTAAGGTAATACCTCAATTGAAGTGGAGAGTATGCTCTGATGATTCCTTTGTGGATATCATCAGATTACTCGGTCCGCAAGCTGTGAGTCTTCTACGTCCTCAGCAAAGACAGGTTATTTCCGAAATTTCGGAAGTTCCTGAATTCCTCGGTGGATTTGGATGGAATTCTAATGGGAAACCATTAGAGAACCGTCTTATGAAACCTTGGATCTTTGATGAGGAGTATAAGCCTCAACCTCGGGTGATGGGTCTCACGCGAGAGAGAATTTCAAAATTGATGAAATCCTCACTCGTGCAATCTGGTATTCGGAACTGTGTAACCCACGGTTACGGTATCCAGTACCTGTTACCAGATGATGATCTCGAACAGAGATCATTATCTCTTACTTCATCCCATTTACCTCGGCTTGTGCCTTGGTATATGGTTCTTGGTAAGAACCTTGATTTGGTTTTCCACTCTCTGAATCAGAGACTGGATTTGCCGATCAAGGCAGAGGTGGGAACTTCTCGTCCTACCACACTTCAAGTGTGGCAGCGGCGACTGGGTCTCCAAGTTGGTAAGTCTTAGA